GCATCGCCCCAGTTCTCAATGCCCTTGGTGCCGATACCCTTGGACCAGAAGCCATTTGCCTCTTCCCAGATCTTGGGGTCGAGGACTGTATTCTCGACATCGCCATCAGCGTCCTTGCGGAGCTGGACGATCTTGTTGGTCATCTCTTCAGCTGAGCGTGATCCAGTGTCCAGCACAGCATTGAAAGCGGCACCTGCCAGCTGAGCGGCGACGAATGCCCCGGTCAGCAGACCAGCGGCCTTGCCGACCTTAGTCATCGCTGAAGTGGTGCGCGGCATGGTGTTGCTCAGCTGCTTCACCGACTCAATGGTGTCCACGATGCGCGGAGCCATGAGGAAGAAGCCACCTGCTGCGACGGTAGCGCCACCACCGAGGATGCCGAGTGCCGAGGCCCCGATCTTAACAGGAGCTGGCAGAGCCTCAGCAGCGTCTTTGGCCTTATACAACCCATCTGCCAGGATATTGAGTCCATCGACGCCCAGGCCGCCGCCTGAGGGGTCGACAATGGGGGAGGCCAGCTCAGCTGACAGGTCACGCCAACCAGCCATGACGTTATCGACAGCTCCACGGAATGTCTGCTTGACATTCTCCGAAGCACCGTCGAACTTCGTCTTCATGCCCTCGGCGAGGGCGTCCAGTGCATCATCGGCGTCCAGGGTACCATTGGTGACCTGTTCCCGGATCTCATCGCCGGTCTTGCCCATGGCTGAACCAATGAGCTCGGCCGCGTCCACACCTCGAGAACCGAACTCGTTGAACGTCTCAGCGGTGATCTTGCCCTGCGACTTCACCTTCGCCATGACGCCGGCGAGTTCCTCGAATGTCTGCGAGTCTCCGCCAGCTGCGGCGACTGCCTCCTGCAGGCCATCGAGGTACGGGATGACCTTCTGGGTCTCAACGCCGAAGCCAGTCATCTGCTGCTGAGCACGGAGCAGGACATCGCGCATAACCCACGAGTCCTCAGCGCCAAACTTATTGAGCTTGTCCATCTGGGCATTCGCCCGAGCGGTCGAGCCCGTGAGTGTGGTCATCGCAGCAGTCGATGTCTGCTTCAAGTTGTTGAAGCCCACACCCACACCGAGAGCGGCTGTGGTGAGGCCGGCCATGCCCGCGCCGACCGTCACCAACGAGCCACCCACGTCCTTGAGAGCACCCTCGTTCTGCTGGATCGCCTTCGCGGTCTTGCCGAACTCAGACTGAGGCTTCTTCCATGCGGAAGTAGTCTGAGCCGCAGCCTGAGCAGCAGCCTGGCCTGCCGCGGCCATATCGGCCTTATACCGGTTGGCTTCGACGGCTAGACGGACAATCACAGAACGATCAGCCATAATCAGCCTCTTCTCTCAAGAGCGAGCTTAGCTCGCTTCCAGTCTTCTTCATTCAGTCGCAGTGAGCGCAACTCGCCCGGCTCGGGTTCTTCCATCTTGTCCTTCTCTTCCTCATATGCTTCACAAGCGTAGCAATGAGCAACAGGGGCCAGTTCCCATGTGCCATGGGATGCCTTGCTATAAGCAATGGACTTAAGCTGGTGGCAGCCGGGACAGAACGAAGTCGCTTCATAATCCATGAGCGCCTGGGCAAGGGCACGATCTCGCTCGGACCACTCTTCCATAAAGGTCGAGGGTTTCACGGACCATGCCCTTGCCGTCTGCAGCGCAGAGATCAGGAGCGGGCGTTCTTCGAGTTGCTTCGTGACAAAGGGACGGGCATCTTCGGCTCCTGCGAGGAAGCGATGAGCGATGCCTGAACCAGACGATTCATCTGGTACTGTCCAACCTTGTCTCTGAGGGCCCGCAGACGCGGCAGGTTGATTGAGGTCATGACCGTATTACCCTTCGCATCTTCCACACGCACCAGGGCCTTCTCAATGGCCATGAGATCGGTGCGCTCGTTGAGCTCCTCGACCTTCTCACGATAAGCGGCCTTCTCGGCGGCAGATGCATTGTCATCAGGCTCTTCAAGGCCATCGGCCTCTTTGTTGATCACCTTAGCTTCGTCCGGGCTCAGAGCGCGAATGAACCATGTAGTCTTCGAGTTGGTCCAGTCCTCGTAGAGCTTTTCCATCTTCTCGAGGATCTGTGTGGACTCACGCTGCTCGGTATTGCTCAGCTCGACCTGCTCGGAACGTTCAAGCTGCTCAGCGACTTCAAGCTTGCGCTGGAGCTTCTCATATTCCGCCAGAAGGTCGGGCTGACCGTAGATGTCGACCGAGCGCTGGGCAACAGTGCCCGTAGAGAGCCAGCTATCGAACCAGTCATCGCCGGCCGGGACAGGTGTGGTGTTATCTCGTCAGTCATTTTTCTGCTCCGTATTCTGTAGCATGCTCCGTTTGGGGACTTCCCACCTGGGTGGGCCTATGCGGGGTGGAACGGAGCAAGAACCACCCCGCATAGGGGTCTATCATTCGCCGGACTCGAGTGCTTCCACACGAGCGACGAGGGTGTTCCACTGTTCCTCAGTGGGGAACCCGTCCTTGCCGGGCTCTCCGTCGTCACCGGGCGTGCCAGGAGCGCCGTCATCACCGGGCGCCCCGTCGTCACCTGGGTCGCCCTTGAGGTCCGGACCCTCGACCCCATCGACCACGATCTTGGTGCCGTTGAACGTGATCTCCGGCGTGTGGCCGTCATCACCATCATCACCGGGGGGTCCGGGAGTCAGTTCGATGTCATCGACATTGCTCCGAACCTCACGGATAGCGGCAACGATCTTGTTGTGGTCCTCGGGGTGTCCGGAGTTGCCCTCTGCTGCCTTTCCGGGCAGTTCAGCGGACCAATCGGCCATTTCGGCCTCCTTTCGTTAGTGACCTATCAGTAACTAGCCTGATAGGTCTCTGTCATTCCCCCGAACCGCCTCCAGCGACCTCGGCGTCGAGCCATGCGCGCTGCACCAGACCAACGATGTGGCGCTTGATATAGCCCGTGGTCTCAGTCGGACGCTGGGGGTTGTCCACGGCGACCTTGAAGCCCCAGAGAGGCTCGCCGGCGACGAGATCTTCGGTAGCCTTCTTGTTGATCTCGCGCATGTAGATGTAAGCGATGGTGCCCTTGGTCTTGAGCATCTGGAAGACAGCGTCTCCCACCTCGCCCTGAGTCGTGCCCTCTTCGGGCAGGCCACCATCTTCAGCTTCCTGGAAGTAGCGGAAGACATCCATCTCGGCAGCGTACTCCGAAGAGCCAAATGCCTGGACGTTCCCCTCTTCACAGAGAGCCTTCTCATCCACGGTCTGCGAGGCCTGAGGGCCAAGGTTGAACGTCGAAGCGACGATGGCGCACGATGCGTCAATGCCGTCCTCAAGTTCCGTGATCGTGGGGTTCTCCGGATCCTCCGGCTCATCAGCCAGGATAATGACCTTAGTCTTACCTTCAGCAAGTGACCTAGGCATCAGTTGTCCTCCTTCTTCTTTTCGGCCGCCTTAGGGGCATCCTTCTTCGCCTGCTTCGGAGTTCGAGACAGGACGTCGGGGAACAGGTCGAAGAAGTTCTCAGGCACCTTATCCTGGAGCTTCTTGCCCGTCTTCTTGTTGTAAGCGTCCTTAAAAGCCATGACGCCACACTCCTTAACTGTAGAGTTTAAACGACATCGGCAGGTAGTGCCGACCCGGTTTGACCGTTTCATCCCACTGGACGGGCAGGAAGGGCTCTGTACGGACCCATTCGCCCTCACCTGGTATAATCACCCGGTGAAACATATCTGAGACCGCCTGAGCGATATTCAGGACGCTCTCGATATTGCCAGCGGCAACGGTGATCGTTGCCTCTCTCCTATCGTGTGGTTCGCAATATGCCAGCCCCTGTTCCTCACCCTCGTAAGAGGGCATAGGCCAGATGACCACATAAGGGACCACACGATCCGAGTTCGGAAACGTCACCCGCTTCTCATCGACGTGGCCCTCAAAGACAACCACACCGTTGAGTGTTTCCAACCGTTGCTTCATGAGAGATCACCAAGCTGGGATAGAGCCTGGAGAAATGCACCCTCATGCTTTTCGAGCGCGGGCTTCATGTACGGCCTGGGGGCCATCCGTGAAGTGCCATACTCGAGGAAGATGCCATATGAGGCAGTGGGGCCGATCTCAGCCTCCAGTCCATACAGGTCATAGCCAATCGAGTTCGAGAGGTTACCCGTACGGTAGGGAGCATTCCTGGCTGCACTGCCCGATATGTCAGCGGCGGTCTTGGCAACGACTTGAGCAGCTCGGTCATGAGCCTTCTGACCCAGGTCCGAGATGTCCCTGCCCAGTACTTCGAGTTCTGAAGCGTCAATCTCCACGATTCAACTCCTCACACCCGATGTCCCGGGTCCAATTCGTTGTGCCCGAGCCCACCGACACCACACGGAGCCGAGTCCCATTGAGCCGAAGATCATCCGGGTTCTCAGTTACCGTGATGACATCGTGTGGTTCGACTTCGCAGTCGATGGGCAATGAGACACGGTGGGTGATGATCGTCTCTGACGTTCCGACAGCCACGACCTCCCGGCCCATCTCCGACATGACCTGAACCGAGCATGGCTGCTCATCAGTCCATCGGGACGGGCCGGGAACGATCCCTGCTGGGTTGTCGGGCGTCCAAGCTGTCTCCTCGTCTGGGCCATTGGCCCGACAGAGGCCGGTCAGAAAACCATACGCAGCAGGACGATGGTATTCTGACCAGCCATCGGGGATCACTTTGAGCTTCTTCATCAGCGCCTCCGTGTCACCGTCGGGAAGATCATGGCGAAGGGGTCATCCTCCACCACCTCTTCCTCTTCACGAGCTCTAGCCCTGAGGGCATCCGCGTGCTTCCTCAGAGCCTCAGCAACGGCGGGCCCATCTGTTGATCGGTCCTGGGTGGTGATCTTCTTCGACAGCAGAGCCTCCGAAGAGGCGATAGTGTCGAGAGCGTCAGCAGCCGCCCGTTTGACTGAACCAACGTTGATCTCCAGGAAGTTGGATAGCTCCGTATCCGAGAAGATCTCTTGGTCCGTGTCACCGATCAGCAGACGGACTTGATCAGGCTTCGCTTCCATTGGAGGCATAAGCGACAAGCGCCTTGCCCTCTTCGTCGGCGAATCCCGGAGCCGCACCATCGACCGACCGGCCACGGAACCAGATCGTGTCATCATCGAACGAGCCCTCATTGAACGGCACATCTCCGCCACCCACACGCTGACCCTGATCACGCTTGACACGAATGTCCACGTTCTCATGGCCGAGCAGTTCAGCGCGAACAACGGCCGGGTTGTCAGAGCTCTTGCTGGCGAAGAGGTACCAGGTGCTTGCCCGGTTGCCCGACTTGTCCAGCTTGGTGAGCCACTTCGAGACCTGAACGGTGATGAGCCCGCGGTACGGGTTGGTCACGCGCGTCCGCACAGTGCGTCCTTCGCCGTCCTCGACCCGGCGGTCGAGTTCCGTCGCTTCAGCAATGCGGTTGGCCTCGATCTGCAGCGACTGAGGAACGAGCAGGACGAGTCCGCCCGTGTCCACGAGTTCACCGCGGTGGTTCTCCTTGAGCGCGAGCTCCTGAAGAGCGTTGTCGATGGCATCCGGAGTGAGACGTTCCGTGTGGACTTCATCGAAGAAGTCTTCACGCGGACCATCTTCATCCACGAAGAGGCCGAAGACGTTCCGGTTAGAACGCTCAACAGCGCCATTGCCGAGACGCTTGGGGAAGGCGGCCATATCGGTGAAGTCACCCGACAGATCGAGCTCCCAGGTGTAGCCGAACTTGCGTCCGAACTTACCGACCCGGACCTCGACCTCGGTCTCTTCGAGCGAATCAGCCTTGTACTCTTCGCCCTCGAGCACGGGATCGAACTCAGTGTCCCCGAAGAGATCACGGAGCTTCTTGGGCCGGAAGTCGGGCACCTTGGTCTCATAGGCGAAGGACTCGTATTCCTTGACCGCGTCCTTCTGGGCCTGGATAGCCTCGACCTCAAAGCCCTTTGCCAGAAGCAGCGGGTAATCCGAGGTCGACATGGCCTCCTTGAGGCGGTACTCGGCGGGTCCGCCGGCAACGCCCTCATTGAACAGTTTGGCAGCCTCGAGCACCTTATCCTTGAGGTTCGGCGCTGTGCGGAAGCCAGCCTCTGCAAGCAGATCGATATTCATTCTTACTCCTTATAAGAATCAGGGTAGAGGGTGGGTCCCGCTACTCAGTATGTGGACCGGTAGCGGGAAGTCATTCCCCCGAACCACCGGCCGCAGCGGGAGAAGCGTATCCGATGGGAGCGACCTCTGCAGGACCCGCACCGGAAGTGGTCTCGAGAGCCACACCGAAGAAGTCGCCTCCGGAGGTGGCAAGGTTGCCCTCACCGTCGATGAAGATGGCATCGCCCTCGTTCACCGCGGCTTCGAGCTCGAACTCCCACGAGCCATCGAGCCACACCGTGACCCGTTCGCCCGCCTGAGCCGCGAAGATGGCGACACCGCGGATCAGACCGACAGCGACAGCACCCCCGGACTCCACGTCATAGGGGGCCTCCACACTGATGTGGAGAGCATTCTCGTACTTCATGTTCTTGGCCATTACTCAGGCTCCCTTCAGTGCCTTGAGCTCGTCCCAAGTCGGGAGAGCATTGCTGTTGCCGGCCGATTCGCCCAGCGGTGTGGACTGACCCATCCCGCTGACCTGTCCCGCACTGCCGAGCTTCTCAGCGCGAGCCTTGGCGGCTTCCTTGATCTTGTCATCGGGCGTCTGATCATCCTCAGCCTCACCGGCATAGGACTCGATCAGCAGCTCGGCGACACCAGCAGGGTCCTGGACGCCCGAGAACGCTTCCTCGACAACCGAGGTGACGTGCTCACGGCGGGCTTCCTTCGCCTTCTGTCTCTTCAGCTCAGCGATTTCAGCCTTGAGCTCTTCATTCTCGCGACGAAGACGCTCGACCTCAGACTCGGCTTCAGTCAGCCGGCTGGCCTTATCCTTGAGGGCTTCATGCTCCGAAGCCTCAATGGTGATGGTAGACATATTGTCCTCCTTATTCTCTCCACCAGCCGGGGGCTGGGAAGTCTCAAATAGCTGGGTGATTCCCTCCAGCGTCGATGGACGGTCAGACTCGAGAATCTCGAGGATCTTACCGCCCCGTCCTGCCTTGGTCACGAAGTCCACGCTTCGGGCCTCAGTGATCTTGGTGACCACACGACCGTCAGCCGTATCCTCGACTTCGCCAGCAGCTCGAATGGAAACCCCGATGTGGTCTTTCATGTCATCGAGGATGGGTCGCCAGTGGTCAAAGACCTTGGCCTCAGCGACGAGTGCGCCGGCCTTGTCATCCCACCGGGCATCTTCATCGAGCACGGCGGCCAGGTCCCGGATCGACCCCTCGGGCCGCATCCATTCCTGTTCATCCGTCGCGTGATCGACCATCATGAGGGTGCCCGCCTTGAAGATACGGTCCACACCCGCCTGCTTGATCGACTCTTCAGTGTAGGTACCCGATGAGCCCTGGCCCGGCGTGATCAGCTGGACTAGGTACTTGCCCCCGCTCTGCTTGACGGCGGTGCCCGCTTCTCTCAGTTTCATGCTTCAGCCTTCTTTCTCAAGTCACTCAGCGGTGTGGCCTGATACGAGCCGCGCCACTCTGTGTTCTCTCGGTACGTAGACATGTCTGCCACGTTGATCGTTCCATCATTGAGCATCATCACCCGCTCCGGCCCGAGAGCTGACACGACTTCATTGGGCGCACGGTCCATCCAGTCCCACACCGTCTCCCATTCGTCGGGTGGCTCCTCGATGTCGAAGCCAAGATCCTTCCAGGTCTTCGTCACTGGGATCCGAGCACATCGGCCGTTGGGGTGATCCTCGGGCCCGGGGACATCGGTGTCGAACTGCTCGCCATGCATTGCTGCACACGAGGGGCAGACATGAGCGTCGAGATGAGCGAACCACTTCCACCCGATGACCGTATCGTTCTCGGTCTGTACGGCTCTGTGAGCGTCGAGCATCTCCGTGCGGGCGATTGTCATAGCGCGACTCAAACCGCCGTTGAACGCCGACCTCGACCGTTTGACCATCTCTCTAGCCGCCCGGTCGGGATGCCAGCCCGCGGCAATGCCCCGCAGCAATGAAGCTTTCATCGCCACGATAGAGTCAGCTACCAGCGGAGCGAGTGAGCTCGTGATGTTGCCCATAGTGCGAGCCACAATCGCCGACATAGCTTGATCAGATGCCCGCGTGAACGACATGGACACGGGCATCTGTGAGGCCACGACATCGCCCGTCACCTCAGCAGTGTAGTTCACCACACGCTCGAGCGGGTCAGCGATCATCTGAGCCACTTCATCCGAGAGTTCCTCGAGCTTATCAGCTGTGACCTGCAGGGCCCGCGTTACTTGATTGAGCCGTAGAATCTGAGCAGGTGTGGCTTCGGCCCCCATTGCCTGGATCGCCGTCGCCGCATTGACCCACTCATCGCTGATCTCATGCCACACTTGAGACCACCGTGCAGTGAGTGCGCCGGTCACAGCGTCCACGTGATCGTCTACCACGAGACCCATCTGGGTGATGAGTGACAGGGTCTTATTCGTGATCGCCACGGTTCCTCCTGAGGGCAGAGCTGACATTCAGGCCCTGCTCATAAGCGCGCACAGCCGCATCCCCAGCAGTAACATCGGGGTTGATGAAGTTCCCGTCTTCGTCGGTCCACGCATCCACGATCTCGTCCACGTCTCGAACCTTCAGAGCACGCAGCAGCAGACGCATCGTCTCGAGCGGAGGCATCTTCTGAGTGCTGTCCGCCTGAGCAATGGCTGTCACCAACGACTCCATGGGCTCCTGCTCGAGATCCGGCCAGTTGAAGATCAGCGTCCGATCATTCTCGTTCTCGAGCACGACCTCCTCGCGCTGGGTGAACGAGTCGCGCACAACACGTCCATTGAGCGGTCCAGATGGAGCGAGGACGGCCTGATCGATGGCGTACCCGATGATCGCCCGTTTCGCTTCGGTCCACACCTCCTGGCGTCCCTGGAACTCCAACCGTGTGGGCTGGTCGAGCGTCTCCGCCACGGCCCGCGCACCCGTCTGTCCCGGGTCAGCGAGCAGTGTGGTGACGGGCAGCCCGAGAGCACCGGCAACCATCGTCGCCAGCGGCCGGCCCGACTCAGCATCGATGGTCGCACCCGTCTTGGGCACAGCCTCGAGCGTTGTATTCGGATCACCGGCGAATGTCTGGCCAGCCTGATCCA